AGATGCCCACCGAGAACGACGGGTTAGTCAGGATCGGGGTTCCCGAGATTTCCTTGACCTGCACCGTGATGCGGACTGGACGAGTGTTCTCGCCCATCGGCACCATGCGCATCAGGTCAGCCAGAGCGATAGAGCCACCAGCCTTGACACGAAGGGCGCCCGAGACCGAGTCGACCTTTCCAGTTGTACGTCCGCGATGACGAATGTTCTTGCGGACCAGATCAGTATCAAAATTTGCCATTTCTTTTCTCCTAGATGAGGGGGGCTGTTACACCCCCCACGTTTTCATTAGAGGGCGGTAGCCGCGCACTCTAGACGGAACATCCAAGCCTCATTGAGGCGGACGGCCGAGTACCACATCTTCCAAGCCACGAAACCACGCTGGCCCAGAGGATCGGCTTCCGACTCAGCCATCTTCGGGTTCTTGACGCCGACCTTAGCCGAGTCCATACCCTTCAGAGTGGTCGAGCCGAACGCGTCCTGTCCAAGGAACACGACAGGATAAACGTAAACGTTAGCGCCGGTGAATAGCACACCAGTCGTAGTGCCCGAACCAGCACCAGCGAAGTACGTCAGGTGCGGAGCCAGCATCACGCGGACATCCTGGACCTTGCCAATCTCGTGCTCCGAGAGGATCTTGGTAGAATCCGAGTAGTTCTCACGCGGCACGAATCCGGTCAGGGCGCGGAAGTCCTGCTCCAGGTTCGTGTGGCCGATGGCGATGTAAGCCGGAGCGATAGGCTGGGTAGCGATCTTCTCCGACGCCGACACCATCTTGGTCAGCGGCTTGGCCAGAGCGTTCTTCAGCGCGCGCTGGGCGAGCTGGATATCGTTCAGGTCCAGAGGGGCCTGCACGGTAGGACGCGAAGTAGCCGAGCCCGAGTAGATCACGTTAGTACCAGCGATCATCACGTTCCACAGGATACGCTCCTTGGTCAGCGAGGCCTGCTCAGCAGCCAGCTGTGTGAAGATCTGCAGGTTCGGATCCTCGTGGGTCTCGATCAGAACGTCAGTGAACGGAATCCACGAACCGTACTGCGCGAGAGTGCTCGACACATTCTCGTACTGCACGCCGGTCGGCGATGGGGTAACGCCCTCGACTAGCTGATCAGTCGAAGCCGGGAACGGGATGGCACGACGCCACACCACGGAAAGGCCCTTGTTGCCGGGCACGGAAGTTGGGGCGGCAAAGCGCTCTAGGAACAGCTGAGGCTGGGCATGGGCCAGGAACTTAGCAACGGCGTAGAGGCCAATGCGAACGCCAAGATCCCCGTAATTAACACCTTGGAACGACATAGTTATTTCTCCTTATCTGAGACTCAGACCTTGATGTTCAGGTCTTTGAGAGTCTGGTTATACACTTCATCAAATAGCTTCTTGGGGTCTTGCAGATCCTCCACCTGCTTGATGGTAGGATTGCGCATGGGTGCTTGTCCGCTCAGCTTCCTCGCGCGAGTCTCTGCAATCTCGGACGGCGGTTGCTGTGTCGGTGCTGGGGCTGGAACGCTAGGGATAGCTGGCGCTGCTGGCTGTGTGTACGCCTGGTTGACCCAATGCTTGAATGCATTGAGGGCCATGACGACCTTTTCAGCCTTGTCAGACTCCGCCCATTCTAGCTGCTCAGGGGTTAGGGTAGCCTTGAATGCGTCCCAATAAGGACGGCCGGCTCCACTAAAGATCTGTTCAGCTTCTGGGTGAACGGCTAGTACGCGTTCAAATTCCTGCCTGACAACCTCATCGTCATCGAATGTCTGCGGCGCTGGGGCGGCAGTTCGCTGATCGATTTCCTTAAGGATTTCTCCCAGGGCGTCGGCAGTAACCGGGTCAACTTCCCGTAGATTGTTCACAAGCTCCTCCGACCTGCGGGGCTGCTTGGGTTGACTGGCGGCTGTCGCGGCCTTCTGCTTCTCCAGCTCCTTGGTGACTCGTGCTAGCTCACGCTGGAGATAGTCCACCCTACCACTCTTGGACTGGACCACATGCAGCGCCTCGCGGAGTGCCTGTAGTTCAGCATGAATGTCAGGTGGCGACCCGGCCGGAGCGGGGTCAGGGGTAGCTGTATTAACGTCCGAGTCGTTACTTTGGGGTTCAGGTTCAGCCGGATTATCATCGGGCTGGCCATCTTCCTCGGGCTCGTCGGTCGTTTCTGGATCTTGAGCGATCGGCTCCACACTCATCAGGCGGGTAATTTCATCCTGATCGTCCGCCTCGATGGCGGCCGTCATGCGGGCAAACAGCTCATCCTCTGTCAGCTGGTTGTTTAGATTGGGTTCAGCTTGATTAGTTTCAAGGGTACTCATTTGTTGTTCAGCTCCTGTTAATCTTCCTTGGCGGCGACAGCGGCGCTGTGGCCTTTATCGAGACTGAGCAGCTTGTTGATGTAAGCGGCTCGGCCTCGGACCTGTTCAGTCTTGGTCTGACTTGTGTCTAGATTGGCTAGTACTTGGTAACACTCAAGCAGATCCCTCTGCAGATATGCCTTAAACTCTTCCCACTCCGGGGAATTCTTACGCGGCAACCATTGCTTCATTAGATACCACTCCCTTGCTCTTCCTTAATATCCAGTTCGCGGTCGACGAGCATGTTCTCGATCCGCTTATCGGCGGCCTTGGATCCTTCCAGGAACACCTTGTTCTGGGCACGCAGCTCTTCCACCTGTAGCTTGGTAGCAGCATCCATCTGGGCACCTTCTTGTCGAAGCATGAGCTCCATGTACTTAAGCTGCATCTCGTTGCTGGCCTTGAGGACCGCAGCATCCGCTTCACGCAAGCGGGCCATGTTGGCTCCCATACGCTCTTCGTGCTCCCATTGCTCGCGCTGCTGCTGTTGCTGCATCTGGAACTGTAGCTCGTTCTGTTGCAAGGCAACCTTAGCCTTCTCGACAGCCAGAGTCTCCATCTTGATCTGTAGCTCGATCATGCCAGGATCAGGCTGCTGTGCCATGGCTTGCTGCGCCTGAGCGTACTCTTCCTTGGTACGAACGATCTTGCTGTGCGGTAGCTTCATCAGGTTTAGGCGAGCAATCTGTAGCTGGTCAACGTTGATCCAAGCCGCTAGGGCTGGGTTCTGGCTAACCTCCATCGACAGTCTTTCAAGATCGCGGATGTGCATCTGCTTGTTCTTGTAGTCAGAACTAGAGCGCACGTCGATCGAGTAGTTACCCTTGATCTGCTCCTTCTCGTTGTACTGCATGTTCCACGCATACATACGGCGGATGTTCTTTTCCGTGATGTAGTCGTCCCACTCCTCGCCCATGAAGTCAAGGATCGGGGTACCGTTCTGCAGGGCAACTAGCTGGCCGCTGGCCGTCTCTGCGTTCTGCGGAGACTGCAGACCTGTGGCTAGCCCGGTTGTAGCAGACTCTTCCTCGGCAAACATACGGGCCAGTTCAAGAACAGGCATGATGTTTCCGATGACGTTGGTAGGCGTGAAGAAGCTAATGGCATCAGAGATCTTGACCGTAGGATCGTTGAGCAGCCACACCTTGTTCGGGCTCAGGCTGTACTTGCCGTCGGCCGGCTGGATCCAGTTCTGGTACATGGCAACCTGCGGACCCGAGGTCAGCGAGGCGTTGTCTAGAATCATGTGATAGGCCTGGGTCACAACACGCTGGGCGTCGGCTAGCAGTAGTGGGTGCCCGAAACCGAACGGAGAAGTTGGGTCAGTCTTCCACACCGCCACGGCGTACGGGGTCTCGCACGCTCCCTCGATGTTCTCAAGTTCGATGCGGATAACTCGGCCGCAGCAGACCCACACCTCGCCGTAGTACTCGGAGGTCGGGGACTCGTAGCCCGGGTCTAGCCCCAGCTTCTTGACCGTGTTGTACGAGATAGGCCCGTGGTACTCAAGCACGACGTAGCGGTCCTTGTACATGTGCGGCTGCGCCCACACGGCCGATGTCAGGCGGCGTAGGTGCTGGTCGTTGTACATGCTCGGCTTGATGCCGTTCTCGTAGTCCAGAATCTCCTCGATGGTGTCAGCGTAGAAGCCCTTGTTGCGGCGTAGAAGCGACAGCTCCAGCGCCGTCATCGGGTGTAGCTCGATGTCAGACGAGGACTCTTCGTGTCGGACCACGCTCAGGTCGGGGAAGAAGCGCCACACCGAGACGTGCTCGATGGACGGGCTGTGGTCCTCGATGAGCTGAGGCACCCATGTGTCGCCTTCCTTGACGTAGCGGTTGCGTAGCTTGCCGGTGTTGACCGGGCCCTTCAACACGCCCGTGCCGAGCACCACACGCTCGAACATCGCGCGACGCGAGTGCATCGGGTACTTGCACATGTCGAGCTGGGCCTTGATTTCCTTCTCCATGAGGCGGCACTTCTCAGCCGAGTCAGGAGACGGGTCGTTAGCCTGCGGCCACAGGTCCCAGTTCTTGTCGCCGCCAGCGAACTGCATAGAGACGCAGTTGGCCACGGCCGTGTCGCACTTGGTACGCACGATGTTGGGGGTAGGACGGCGGCGGTAAGGCGAAGGATCGAACGGACGGTCAGGGTTGAAGTACCCATCGTCCGTTAGCGGGCTGTGGTACAGGCGAAGACACTCCTGCCACTGGCCTTCCTTCACCACGCGCTGCGTGGCACGAGTCGAGAACTCGTCCTCGATCTTCTTGGCTAGGCCAGCGAGCAGCTCTTCTTGTTCGGCTGCTTGCTTCTTGGCCAGCTCCTCCATATCCTCCGGGGTGATGTCCTGTGGGATAGTTTCGTTAGATGTCATAGCGGGTTCCCTTGTAGTTTACGCCCGGAGCCGGGCCTGCTGGTCTGCGAGACGACATGCGGTGCATGTTGTTGATGACATAACGAGCGGCGTCCATCAAGTGGTCGTCCTCGTCGATGACCCTACCTCGCTGGTCGCGGCGGTAGAGCATGTATTCCTTCTGGAAGTTGGTGAGCGTGGAGAACACGCGCGCCTTGCCTGTAGCAAACCGCTGTGCCAGCGCTTGGATACCAGCCTCTCTTTCGTTCTTGGCGATGAACAGCTTGAGGCCCATCTGCTTGTACAGACTCCATAGCTTCGACCCGTCGGTCTGCGAGCGTCCGCGCGTAGCGGGGTCGATCACGCCGAGAATCCAATCGCCTCTGGACTTAATGGCATAGGCGTGGTGGTATGGCTCCTGCTCTCCTTGGTAGTGCTCGTCGTAGAAGTACAGCGTGTCGGAGTTCGGGTCCAGCGCAGCCCAGACAGCGGCTGTTCTGTTCCATCCCACGTCCAGTCCGTACATACGCGGCCAGTTCGCTGGAATCTCGAACGGCGTGCACACGACCTGCTCGAACGGCGTGGCGAACACGTTACCGGCGCCCATCGACGGGATGCCCTTCGAGCGAGCGTCGCGTAGGTGCGCTGGCGTGTCGGACAACAGGCGAGCCTTGGTCTCTTCGTTGAGCCAAGGGGCGTCGTCCCAACCCGCTTGCACCACTGCCTTCTTGATACCAAAGCCCACGGCCTCGTCTTCTGCCTCATCCTGCGACAGCGCCACAACAGGCTTAGCTCCCAGTAGGAAGTCAGCGTTGCGGCAGAAGTTCACGACCATTCTGGTCAGTCCTTCCAGCGGGGTGAACGTCGCCAGCATGATTCCGTTGGTTGTGGCGGTACGGATGTTGCACTCGTTCCAGATTTCGATCGGGCATTCCTCGTCGCACCAGATCACGTGCCTCGCGGTTCCCATGAACGCCTGGATGTCCTGCTTGTAGTTCTTGAAGCCGATCGTAGACCATCCGCCAGAGATGTGCTTTACCTTGATGGTATCGATAGCACCGGGCGTGCCTTGTAGCGATGTCGACTTACCTAGCGCGTGAGCAGGGATCATTCCAGTTCCCTCTTCGCCCACGGATCCTAGTAGTTCCTTCTGGATAGTGTCGCGCACTGTGCGGGCATCAGGTCCCACAACCCACGCATCGATCGGATGATCGAACACTCTGCCGGCCCACCACGACGGGTAATTGCCCGTCAAGTGGCAGGCCACCTCGTACGCTCCGGCAATTGACTTACCGACACGGTTAGCCGCGAGGAACATACGCTCGTCGTACTCAGCACCAGCATCAAAGAACGCCTTGTGTTTGGGCATGTCGTAGATAGAGTAGTCGCCGGTAGCCGGGAACCACTTGTCCATTCCAGCCCTACGGTCAGCCTGATCGATGTAGCGAGCGAGCTCAAGGGCTCGGGCTAGCATCCTGTTAGCCACGCTTTCTGTCATCTCTTCGGGCACGCCTAGGTCTACCTTACCTACGGTAGGTACGTTGGCGAACATGTCAGGAGTGACTTCACTTGGCTTGATCATGGATTT